ATGGTACATATGCTCATACTGGTTTTTTCCGTGATGCTTCAGATGGAAGATTTAAAGTATTTGAAGGATATATTCCAGAACCAGATGAAGATGTATTTATTGATACTACACATGCTTCATTTGCATTAGCTGATATTCAGGCTGAAAACTTCTATGGCGCATTAGTTGGTAATGCTAGTACTGCAACTAATTTACAAACAGCTAGAAATATATCTATTGCTGGAGATGCTACCGGTACTCAATCATTCGATGGCAGTGCTGATTCTGAAATAAGTATTACGCTAGCTGATACTGCAGTAACTGTAGGGTCATATGGTTCTGAAACAGAAATTCCAACCTTTACAGTCGATTCTAAAGGTAGACTTACTGCCGCCGGTGTTGTAAGCGTTGCTACAACATTAACAATTTTTGGCGATAACGAAACAGAAACTGCAGTTGATTTGCTAAATGATTCTTTAACGTTTATTGGTGGTACTGGTTTAACATCAACTGCTGACATTGCAACTGATTCTGTTACATTTGCTCTAGATGATACTGACGTCACTGCAAATCCATATGGTGCTGCTGATACAATTCCAACATTTACAGTTGATGCTCAAGGTAGATTGATTGCTGCAGCTGATGTTACTATTGATATTCTATCTAGTCAAGTTTCTGATTTTGATGAAGCCGCTCAAGATGCTATTGGTTTATCAATTGCTGCAGGAGTTCAGTCAAATATTACTGTTACATATGATGATTTAGATTCAGGTATAGATTTTAGTGTTGCTACTGCTACTGCATCAGTTCTTGGTGTTGCTAAATTTAGTACAAGTAATTTCTTGGTTTCTGCTGGCAACGTGACTGTTGTTGAAGTAGATGGTGGTTCATATGTGTAAGGGTAAGTAATGGCTAATCCAAATTCTAGACAAACTTTAATCGATTACTGTTTACGCAGATTAGGCTCTCCAGTAATCGAAATAAATGTAGACGACGATCAGGTTCAAGATAGAATCGATGATGCTCTACAGTTTTATCAAGAATATCACCATGATGCGACTATTCGCACGTACCTTAAACATGAAGTAACTGAACAAAATATAACTGATAGAAGTATACCTATTGGCAATAATATTATATACGTAAAATCAGTATTTCCTATAAGCTATAATAGTAATATTGATACTATGTTTGATATCAAGTATCAGCTTCACCTAAATGATCTGTATGATATGAGTTATATTGGCGATCTAGTACACTATGAAATGTTACAACAGTATATTTCGTTATTAGATACTACACTCAATCGCACTAGTATGTTTGTTCGATATAATAGACATATGGATAAGTTGATGATTGATATTGATTGGGAAACAAGTATTAAAGCAGGAGATTTTATTGTAGTTGAATGCCAAGCTATTGTTGACCCATCTACTTATTCTGACGTTTACAATGATATGTTCTTAAAACAGTACGCCACTGCTTTGATTAAACAGCAGTGGGGAGCGAACTTAATTAAGTTTGAAGGTATGCAACTTCCTGGTGGAATTACGATTAATGGAAGACAGCTTTTTGATGATGCTAATACTGAACTTCAAACAATCAGAGAACAAATGCAGCTGAATTACGAAACGCCTGTCGACTTCTTTATAGGGTAATCATGGCTACTAACGTTTATTTTTCTCAAAAGCTAAGATCTGAACAGCATCTCTATGAAGATATTGTTATTGAATCTCTTAAGATGTATGGACAAGACGTATATTATTTGCCACGAGAAATAGTAAATGTTGATACAATACTAAATGAAGATATACAATCTCAGTTTAATTCAGCATATACAATTGAAATGTATATTGAAAACGTTACTGGGTTTGAAGGAGATGGAGATTTATTAAGTAAGTTTGGTGTAGAAATAAGAGATCAAGCAACATTTATTATTTCTAGACGCAGATGGGAACAACTGATTGGAGTTAATAATAATGGTATTACATCTCTAAGACCAATCGAAGGAGATCTCATTTATCTTCCTCTTGCAAACGCTATATTTGAAATTAGATTTGTTGAAGATGAATCACCATTTTATCAATTATCGAATTTAGCAGTGTATAAACTACAATGCGAATTATTTGAATATTCAGCTGAGTCCTTTAATACTGGAATCGGCGAATTTGATAATATCGTTAATAAAGATATCACTGCACAAATACGGCTTCAAGTCGCAAATGGAAATGGCACATCATTTGAAATTGGCGAAACTGTACGGCAAGAAATTTCTGCTGGTTCGAACGAGTATATTGAAGGAAAAGTTATTTCACGTAAAGAAGTCTCTACGTATGTTCATGAAATTGAATTGTCTGATTGGAGAACTACTACAGGCAAGTACCATATATTTAATACTCAAAATATATTAGTAGGCGATACTTCTGAGGCTGAATGGAGTGTGTCAAACGTGTATGACATACATGATACATTGGCAAATAGAGCTTTTGTTAATGAAACATTCCCTCAATCACAAAATCAAGAGTTTGAAGTAATTACAGATGACATTATAGATTTTACTGAAACCAATCCATTTGGAGAAATCGTATAATGTTCGGCGGTCATTTTTATCATGCATCTATTCGTAGAACTATTGCTGCCTTTGGTAGTATCTTCAATGATATAAAAATATTAAGAGTAGATGGTGACGGAGAAGTAAAAAATATTACTCGAGTGCCATTAGCATACGGCCCTAGACAAAAATTTCTAGCACGGTTGGCCGATACTGGATCATTTAAAGATACTGTTAATGTGGCAATGAAGCTTCCTCGTATGTCGTTTCAAATTGGTACGATAACATATGATGCTGCTGCACAAGTAAATAAAATGAATCAAGTACGATATGGTACTATTACGAATGGCAAACAAAATGCTGTATATACTCATACTCCTTATAAAATGAGTATTGAATTAAATATAATGGCAAAAAATCAAGATGATGCACTTCAAATTTTAGAACAAATATTGCCATACTTTCAGCCAGATTATACGATAACAATAAAAGAAGTTCCAGAAATAGGATTAAAGACTGACGTGCCGGTAGTATTATCTGGCGTAACTATGACAGATGAATACGAAGGTAATTTTGTTGATCGCAGAGTTATCATATATACTTTATCATTTGATTTAAGAGTTAGATTTTATGGACCTGTTCGTGAAAAGCAGGTAATACTAACTTCTTCTGTTGATGTAAATACTTTAGATACTTTTGGATTTTTAGAAGAAGTTACTGCAGAAGGTGATCCTACAGATTTAACATTTGAGACTGGAATAGATACTACTAATGATAATCTTATAACATGAATACTTTAAAAACAGATATAGATGATGATTACGAATTTGCTAGACAAAAATATTATGATCTAGTAGATAAAGGTGATGAAGCAATTCAGCTAATGTTAGAGTTAGCTAGAGAATCTGAACATCCTAGAGCATTTGAAGTTTTGTCAAATATGATAAAACAAAATGCAGAGGTTGCTGATAGGTTAATGGATTTACAAAAGAAAAAGAAAGATATCTTAAAGCCTGATAACAACACTCCAATGTTACCTAATAATATGACACAGAATAATGTTTTTGTTGGATCTACTACTGATCTACAACGAATGCTAACTTCTAAATTTGAAAATAAAGCTAATGTCATTGACTCTGAAGAATAATTCTGCTGGATACTTAGGTAACCCTAATGTAAAGCGTGATGGTATACAACAAAACTTCAGTTCTGATGAAGTGCGTGAATATGCCAAATGCATGAAATCTCCTACATACTTTGCCAAAAAATATGTAAAGGTTATTTCTTTAGATGACGGTTTGGTTCCATTTAATCTATATCCATATCAAGAAAAAATGTTTGATCATTTTCTAAACAATCGATTTTCGATTGTTTTAGCTTGTCGTCAATCTGGTAAGTCTATATCATCTGTTGCATATTTACTTTGGTATGCATGTTTTCATCCAGAAAAAACTATTGCAATATTAGCAAATAAAGGTGCTATTGCTAGAGAGATGCTAGCACGTATTACTTTAATGCTTGAAAATCTTCCATTCTTTTTACAGCCTGGATGCAAAGCATTAAACAAAGGCTCAATTGAATTTTCAAATAATTCTCGAATTATAGCATCTGCAACATCTGGATCATCTATTCGAGGATTATCTGTAAATTTACTTTTCCTTGATGAGTTTGCATTTGTTGATGACGATGCTAGATTCTATACATCAACATATCCTGTTGTTGCTGCTGGTA